TTTTCTAGGAATTAAGTATGCCACATTTTCAGATAATTATCGTTACTTAAAGGGATTTCCAAAGGAATTGCCTGGTAAGAAGTGGTCAAAAAGAGCCATCAAAGAATGGCTCTCTAATCAAATATAATAACTTTACTAAAAGGCTTCTGGACAAGGTCTTAGCAAAATTATTTGACTATATTATAGCACAAAAAGAGGATAAAAAACATGAACAATTTACAAATTATCGCAGTAGGCACATTAGTATCAGTAGTCTTGATTGAATCGCTGATGATGAATATCAAACTTAAAATGGCCATGAGAGCAAAAAAGAAGATTCAATTTCAAACGCCTCAAGTTGAAAAAGGGTTTATTGACTTTAAAACAGGTCGACGTGTGGACATTGATCCCGTGACACGAAAAGAAACATTTGTGGATTAAAACGGAGGGTATCAATGGTAGTTAAAAACAAGCGATACTACTGGATTCAACTAGCTCAGGATTTTTTCAAGTCTAAAGAAATGAAATTGCTTCGTAAGATTGCAGGTGGAGATACGCACACTATCATCTATCTCAAAATGATGTTGATTAGTTTAGAGGATGGCGGGCACATCTACTATGATGGACTTGCTGACAATCTAGCTGAAGAAATCGCTCTTGTTATTGATGAGAATGTTGAAGATATTAAAATCACTTTGATTTTCTTGGAGAGTAAGGGATTGCTGACTAGAAAAAATGATAGAGATTATTTCTTAGAACAGGTTCCTGAGATGGTTGGGAGCGAAACGGCGAGCACTCGTAGAAGTCGCAAACATAGAGAGTTGAGGGGGTTGCATTGCAACACCATTGCAACAACTTGCAACGGAGATATAGATATAGAGAAAGATATAGATACAGAGATAGAGAAAGATGTAGATGAAAATCCAGTCTCACTCATCGGCGAAGAATATCAATCTCGTATTGCTCCGTTGGATGGAACTCAATTTGAAATCTTAAAAGAGTTCATCACTTTGGATGGCATGGAAGCGAAAGTTGTTCTGAAAGCAATTGGTCTTGCTGCTGACAATGGTAAAAGAAATTTCAGTTATATCAGAGCGATTTTGACGAATTGGAAGAATGATGGAGTTTTGACGATTGCAGCAGTCGATGAACGTGAGAGAGCGTACAAAGAAAGTAAAATCAGCAAACGTCCAGGTAATCAGAAATCAAATGTTCCTGAATGGTCACAGCCTAACTATGTCAACAATACCAGTGATGAGACTAAGAAGGAACTCGAAGAGCGTAAACGTGAACTACTTGAAAGGCTTGAAAATGGAGGTGGCTGATGTTTATCTTAAAACATGGGGCAAGAGAAGATAAACCGTTCTTGATGTCTGTGGCAATCGGTGTGACTGGCATTGATGTTTCGTATTCAGACGAGCGGAAAGCTATGCGTTTTATTTCTCGTGCGGTTGCATTGCAGGTGGGCAAGGCGCTGAGAGTATCCTTTGGAAATTTCTATCCAGTGGAGGTGGAGGGATGATTGGAGGTGTTGATCATAAGGAAAATGACAGTCTGGGCACTCTTTGATAGTGGGAATGGTTCTTATTTCAAGGGTGCTAACTCTCTGAATAGTTCGGGGGGGGCGAATATTGAAATCTATTCAATCGGAATGGATATAGAAAACAAGAACAATCATTTTATAAATCTGGACCTTGCTGATTACAAACGTTTATTTGGAGATAACACGCTCTTTGACGTGTTAGACAAATTACCAAAACCTGACCTTGTAATAGCTAGTCCACCATGCGAATCATGGTCAAATGCTTCTGCCATGGAAAATGGGAATGCGTGTTGGAAACGCAATGATGTGTCTGATAGCTTGTTTGCTCCACAAGTAAGACCTTCACCGTTCACGATCAGGGCAAATAAGGATTACGAGTCAGCCTATATAAATTATCAGTACGACAGGCAATTTTTAAAAAGGGTCAATGGCGAGCTAACAGCTTTCAACACAATAGAAATCATAAAAAGATATAGACCACAATTTTGGGTTATTGAGAATCCAGCAGCTGACAGACTGTGGCCCTACATTGAGGATATTATTGGATTCAGAATTCCATACAAAAACCTAGCTAGATACAATAATTATGATTATCCTTTACAAAAGAGGACGATTTTTGGAAGCAATATTGAACTTAATCTTAAGAATAAAATTATCAAGCAGGACATAGAGTGGCAGAACTTCTCAAAATCATACAACGAGAGATCTAATATACCTGAAAAATTGGTGTCAGAAATTTTCGAAAAAATCTACAAGGAGTTTTGCAAAGATGATTGAACTCTATTTCATTTACAACGGACACCGCAAGATACTCATTGGGAGTTTTAGCCACATACATAGCGCAATCAATGAATTAAAGAAACATCAAGCTAGTTACTCAGCTATCAACCATCCACGTTTTCGGAAAAGCATAAGTGATGAAAATATCAGGATTGACTACGGAGCGGTTGACTGCTATTACTTGATTACGAAGAAAAGAGAGGAAAAATAAGATGAATACAAAAATGAATTTGGAAGAAAAGGTTCAACAGTGGTTTGTTGACAGAAATCTACATGAAGCAAATCCAGTCAAGCAGTTCTTGAAGCTTATGGAAGAGTCAGGAGAATTGTTTGAGGGTATCGCAAAAGATAAATCTGAACTGATTTATGATGCGCTTGGTGATATTCAGGTAGTCTTGATTGGACTTGAACAACAGATCAAGAACGGTGCTCAGATTTCAGCAAATCAACAGGAACTTGAATTGCTGCTGATGGTTTCTAGTCTGGGTAATATCGCTCAGAAGCTATACGCTCATGTCTGTCACAATGAGACACAGATTCCTTTAATCAAAGCAGATTTGATGTTTCTTGACAGTGTAATCAGTACGGTTTCATTTTGTAATGGCACCACAGCTGAAAGTTGTTTAGAAGAAGCTTATGAAGTCATCAAGGACCGCAAAGGTAAGATGATTGATGGGGTGTTTGTTAAAGAGGAGGATTTATAAAATGAAAAAACTAGGTATTGTTTTAGGTGCTGTATCTGTAATCATTGTATCGCCATTTGTGGTTCAGTATGGTTGGAATGAAATCATCACAACGATCGTTCCAGTTGGTAAAATTACAGTCTGGCAAGCATTAGGGATGGATGCACTACTATCTTTCATCTGGCCTGTGATATCTAGCAAAAAAGAGTCTGAAGAGGATTATTCATATGCTGTAAAAAGTAGTATTTCAAAAATTATTACATGTGCATTTTTGATATGGTTAGCTAGTTTGTTTATTTAAGGAGGATTTGGCATGATACCGAGGTACAGAGCGTATGATGGCGGCTCATTAAATCGTATGTATCAACCGGACGAAGTGATGGTTGGGAATGGCGATATCTGGATTATTGATGAGGATTCTGTTGCTGGTGAATGGATTGTGAACAATGACATTCACCTTATGCAATCAACAGGCCTTTTGGATAAAAATGGCAAGGAGATTTTTGAGGGGGATATAGTCGATTATAAAGGCAGAAAAGCAGTTATCAAATGGCACGGATCTTATGCAAGTTTTATTTACATATTTGTAGATGAATTACATAAAAGAGTGGCAGGATGGAGTCCACTATATCTTGCTTATTTTCATTTTGAAGTAATTGGGAATAAATTTGAAACCCCAGAATTTTTGGAGGGCAAGGAGTGAGATATTTAAAAATCCTATGTGTTGTTTTACTCGTGTCCTTCCTTGTAGCATGTCACCAGATTTCGAGTGGGATAGTTGTAGACAAGTACATCAATGAACCTCACACAACATTCATACCCGTAGTGTCTGGAAAAAGTTCGGTACTTGTACCAACCAGAACCAAAAGAAAATACATTCTAGTCGTTTCAGGACATGCAGGAAATAAGCAAGTTGAAGAAACATTCGAAGTGACAGCTAAGGAATACAAATACTATGAAATTGGCAATACTTTTATAAAAGATGCAGTTTTAGAAATCGAAGGAGATAGAGAATGATCAATAATGTTGTTTTGGTAGGTCGCTTGACTCGTGACCCTGAGTTACGATACACACCATCAAATGTTGCAGTTGCGACATTCAGTTTGGCAGTGAATCGCAATTTTAAGAATCAGGCAGGTGATCGTGAAGCTGATTTTATCAGTTGCATCATGTGGCGTCAGCAAGCTGAAAACTTTGCAAATTGGCTTAAAAAAGGTGCTCTTGTAGGAATCACAGGCCGCATCCAGACTCGTAGCTATGATAATCAGCAAGGACAACGTGTCTATGTGACGGAAGTGGTAGCTGAAAGTTTTCAAATGCTTGAAAAGAAGGATAATTCTGCGAATCAGTCAAGCATGGAAAACCAGATGCCACCAAATTTTGGGACAACAAATCCTATGGATATTTCAGATGATGATTTGCCGTTTTAGGGAGGTGTAAAGGATGAACAGACTGAAACAATTAAGACAACAAACAGGCGACACACAAGAGGATGTTGCTAAAGTTATTGGCGTGACCCGTAGAGGGTACCAAAAAATGGAAAACGAAGAAAGCCAAATCAAGTCAGATAAAGCTCAGAAACTTGCCAAATATTTTGGTGTAAGCGTAGGATACTTGCTTGGTTATGAACCTGAAAGTGAGCAAGTTAGCAATTATCAAAAAATAAAAATTTGCTTCTCTAATGGTGAAGAACTTAGTTTTCTAGTAAGAAATTTTACAGAAAAAGAACTTACGAAGATTACTAGTCAGTTCAACAATGGAAATTTGATGAGAATTAGAAATTTGTCTGTCAACCCTAAGAATGTCAATTATTTTTATGTTGACGATTTTAAAGAAAGCGAGGAGTTTGATAATGAACATACAAGGACTAATTGAACGATATGAAAAATTTAAAGCTAGCAAGAAAAAAATGACCTCGGTTGGTTTAGTTTTGAAAGACTTACGGTCTTTAGACGAACCAGAACCGTTGCCGTTCAAATTAAAAGATGTCGTTCGTCGAATTAGAGGGTTTGATCCAACAACTCAAACCAGATGGCTTAATGACATTCTAAAAGAGTTAGGGGACGACTACGGTTCAATGAAATATCGCAGTGGTTATGAGCAAGGCAAACTTGAAGGCATGGTTGAACGTGAAAAAATCAAAGTTCCGCAGTTTATAGCTGAATTTATCACAGAACAGAAAAAACTAGGTCATACACTGTCCTACTCAATAGATGCAAGCATGTCTGACAGAGTTGCAGAATGGTATTGGGACAACTCCGAATTATTCGCCCGTGCTTGGCTGGACGGCTACGAGGTCGAGGAAGAGAAAAAATACAAAATTACACTTCTAAACCGAAATGACGGGGACTTATATCTTGTCAATCAAAATGCAAATTTAGCAGATAAATACGGACATTTTTCTCCCGTAGTTCTCCTCTTTACGAAAAGTACTAATTTCTCAGAAAAATGCTACAAACTTACGAAAAAAGATGTAGTTGCGAATGGTTTCGGCTGGATTTTCTTTTGCCCAGGAATTGAGATTGAGGAGGTGGAGTGATGAAAGAAGTTATTATGGCTACGTTGCCTAACAAAGAATTGAACAGATTGATAAAAATTGAATTGACGGTCCAGACAATGATTGACCGTGGACTTATTGACGAAGAGCAGTTTAATGAAATTATGGATGAAGAAGAGTAAGGAGGCAACCGAATGAAACGTTTTATCACAATCTGGATATTATTGTCTGCTGGATTAAATATCTGGCAGAGTATCCACATTAAAAAACTAGAAGAAAAGCGCCCGATGATCGTCTATAAAGCTGATAATCAAGGCGCAG